AGACCTTGGTGGTGACTTAACAGGTGAAACACCAGACTTGGGTACAACAACCCCTGAAGAGGGTGAAATTACACCGGAATCAACACAAAATAAAGATATGAATATTTTGATAGAAACTGGTTTATATGGTAATCAGTTTCTAAATTTAGGTATTGCACAACAAAGTTTAGGTAAAATAGAAGAGGAGTTAGATAAGTTGTTAAATTCCTAATATTTATTAGAGAATAAATACGACCTCATGACCTTCGGACAAATTAAATCGATTATCGAAAAAAACTTGGTAGAGTCTTACAAAGATTCCTCTACTTTCAAGCAAACATTAAAAGAATTCAAACATAATGTTTTGAACAATAAATCATTTTCAAAGGTTTATTCCATTTATGATGACCTTAATATACCACAAGGTTTATCTGAAAACGATGCTAAAGAATTCTTAGAAGAGTCTGTAAATGTAATTAGACATTTATTAGAAAATACTTCATTACCAAAAAATGGGGAAAAAGTAACAAATATTTACCAAAATATTGATAATTTGGTATATTTTGAAAATGTGAATATTCACGAAAGGTTGTCGTCAAAGAAAATGTTAATCGATAATCTTATGTTAACCACAAAAGGTTTAAATGAAAGTCCTAAAATCCCTTTAAAATCAATGGTTTCGATTGCCAATCAAACTATTGGAAAATATATTGAGAGTTTAGATGAGGCAACAAAAAAAGAGGTATTCTATATTTTGGCTTCAAAGAATGAAGACTTAGAAATTGAGTACACAACACTTAAAGAATCGACAATTAACAAATTGAAGGTATTACTTAACAAACAAGAGGAATCGGATATTCAATCCAAAATTAACGAAACGATTGAAAGGATTGAAATTGAAAAATTTGACCAAGTTAATTATGTAAAGTTAAAGAGATTAGAAGAGTCTATTGTTCTTGATTCTTAAACTTTTGAACATAAGAAGCTTTGATTTTTTCGGCTCTTATTTTAACAGATTTTTTTTGGTATTCTTTTAAAGAATTTAGTTTCTGATTCTGTTTGGTTTTAATTACTTTAGACTTGAGCATCTTGAGTGCTTTTTCAATATTTTTGTCTACCTGTACTATTAACATATAATAGAAATATTTGGATTTGAGGTAAAAGTTTGTTATGATTTATAAAAAAATAAACAGATTCCAATCTGAATATGAATGAAAAAAGGAAAAACGGTTAAGATTAACCAATATGAATCAATTAAAACTCAATACGGAACAGTAGATTCAAAACAACTAAAATCACTTTACATAAACATGCAAACATGGGTAGCCCCAAAAGTCGAAATGGAAAATTGGGACCGTATAGTGGGTGGTCTTTCAAGAAATGTTAAACACAGTGTTTATGAGAGTATTAATAGAGAACTTTTTGCGGAAAAATTTATTGTTGATTTAGACCTTAGAACTAGTGGAATTCAATTAGGTAAAAAATCTTTTATGAATCTTGAGATAAATCTTTTTACAAAAACAGAAATAGATTTCAAAGGTTCAATTCTTAAAGATGCAATAAAAAAAATTATAAGAGAAATTTATAAAGATTGTGTTATCAAAAATGACTACTTCACATTTACTTCGAGTAAAGAAAAGATAAAAATAAAAACTATGAACTAACATTATATTTATTTTAAAACAATATAATGAAAGATTTACACATTCTTGGGCCAAGAGAAACGGGTAAGGGGATTTTAATCGAAATGGACGCAGGTTACATTTCACCATCTGACCCCCTTAACGAATCTTTTTTGAAAGAACAAAAACAAATGGATTACAGAAACCCATTTGAGTTTTATGCTGTTCTTCAAAAATTCGGTGTCCCAAATAGAAATGGAAGAGTATACCCTGAGAGAATTTTAAAAAGAGAATCCGATAGATACAAAACCGCAATTAAAAAAGGTTTATCAACCTCTGAATTAAATCACCCTGAATCATCATTGATTGATTTGGATAGAGTATCACACCTTATTACAGACATATGGTGGGATGGTCACATCCTTATGGGTAAATTAAAACTTCTAACATCACCTGGATTCCACGAGAGTGGTATTGTATCAACCAAAGGAGATATCGCCGCAAACCTCATTAGACAGGGTGTGACAATGGGTGTTTCATCTCGTGGTGTAGGGTCATTGGCAAAAAAAGGAGAACAAAATGAAGTACAAGACGATTTTGAGTTAATCTGCTTTGACTTGGTCTCTTCACCGTCAACCCCTGGTGCTTACCTATTTAACACCCCCGAAGAGAGGTCAATGTACGAAGAAAACCTCGATGAAGAAAAAAACCAAAAAATTTCTGACTCAGGAATGAGCAAGTCAGTTGATTTAATGAAAAAATTAACCGATTATTTAAATCGTTAACTAAAATGAATTAATAATTATGGATGAGAAATTTTTTGTAGCTAAAGTGGTTTATGATTTACCTGATGAAAATTCAGGACGAATTAAAAAAATCCGAGAAGAGAAACTTGTTAATGGTTTCTCAGTTACCGATGTCGAAGCTAAAGTAACAAAGAAATATACGGGGTTCCAACACGAATGGCGTATCGTTTCAGTTGTAGAAAGCAAAATTGATGAAGTAATCGAATAACTTAAAAGGTGGTTTTCCACCTTTTTTTTGTCCGTTTTAAATCTTTTTCGTAAAGAAGGGGGTTTATAAACGGATTTTTTTATTTACAGAACTATTTATAAGGTAAATTAAAAACAATTTTTATGCAAGAAACTAAAAATTTAGTTGAAGAGGCACTTATTCAAATGAGAAATGTTGAAGAAGTCATTGCCGAAAACGCAAAAGGAATACTTGCTTCTACAATGAAGGAAGAAATCAGTCAGTTAGTAAAGGAATCTCTTTCCGAACAAGAAGATGAGGTTGAAGTTGATACTGAGCTAGACATGGATTTTGATATGGATAGCGATGTTGATAATATGCTAGATTCTGATAATGAATTCAATATGGATTTTGATTCGGATGAAGAAACTATCGATATGACAGATATGTCTGATGATGAAGTTATCAAGGCTTTTAAAGCTATGGGACCTGAAGATGGAATCGTAGTTGTAAAAGACGAAGGTATGGTTCACATTACTGACGATAATGAAGATGTTGAATACATTGTAAAACTTGACGAGTCTGAAATGGATGACGAAGAGGATATGATGGAAGAGATGGATATAGAAAAACAAGAAATGGAATTCGACGAACTTGATGTTGAAGAAGACCCTGACTTGGACGCTGTTTTGGATGCTCTTTATTCATCGTCTGAAACTATGGAAGAGGACGAAATCATGTATGAGATAGAAATGGATGAGGAAGAATTAGACCTTTCTGAAGATATGGATGAAGAATCTATGGAAGAGGAAGAGATGGAAGAGTACTCACACGAGGAATATAACCTTGAAGAAGCTAAAATGACTGTAAAACCAAAAGGCGTAGGTATGGGTCATCCTAAATTTAAGTACGACAGTACTTTACCAAAAAAAGGATTTGATGACCACAAAAAGGCTGGACCTAAAGCTATGGGTACTGGTAAAGCAAAATTTGAATTCAAAGAGGGTGAAATGGAAGAAGATTCTAAGAAACGCGAATACAGACGTAAGAAAGTAGACGGTGTTGAAAAGAAAGCTGGTGAGGGTAAAGATGGACACTACAAAGACTACGAAGGAAAGTTCGGTGGTAACAAAGGTGACAAATCTGAAACTAATCCTGGTAAGAAAGACTATGAAACCAAGGAGGAAACAAAAGAGGCTGCTAGAACTTATGGTATGGGGTCAAAAGAAGGTAGAGGGTTAAGAAAAGGTATCACAAATAACAGAAATTATGTTTATGGTGATAATGGTGTAAAAGTAGAAGCTGTTGAAGTAGAATTAAATTTGTTAAGGGAAAAGAATGAAGAGTACAGAAAAGCTCTTAATGTCTTTAGAGAAAAACTCAACGAAGTTGCTGTTTTTAACTCGAACTTGGCATATGCTACGAGATTGTTTACTGAACATTCCACTACCAAAAAAGAAAAAATAAATATCCTGAGAAGATTTGATTCTGTAGAATCACTTAAAGAATCAAAACAACTCTACAAAACTGTCAAGGATGAACTTTCTAACACTGAAACGAAAAATATTTCTGAAAGTGTTGAAAGACAGTTGAACACAGCAAAAACTTCTGGTTCATCTACAACCTTGATTGAGTCTAAAACATATGAAAATCCACAATTCTTAAGAATTAAGGATTTGATGAATAAACTCTAAAAATATAAATTCCTAAAAAACAAAAATTAAAATGGGAGCATTATTAGAAAGTGGTCTTGTTGGTAACATCGGTCTTAAACACCTTAAAGTTATCAAAGAAGATACAATTAACAAATGGGACAAGTTAGGTTTCCTTGACGGGCTTAACGGACACCTAAAAGAAAATATCGCGCAGTTGTATGAAAACCAAGCGTCATATTTGATTAACGAAGCAGCTTCAACTGCTGATACCGGTTCATTCGAAACTGTTGTATTCCCAATTGTAAGGAGAGTATTCTCTAAACTTTTGGCTAACGACATCGTTTCAGTACAAGCTATGAATCTTCCTATCGGTAAGTTATTCTACTTTGTACCAAACATTCAGTCTTACACTGGAACAAACGGTGACGAGCACTTTGCACCTTTTGGAGCACCTAACGCAGCTGCTGACCAAACACCAAACAGTGGTTACGACTATAACACATCAAAAGACCTTTACGATAGATTCTACGAAGGTAACGAACCCGCTTTAGACCCTCCAGGTCTTTACGACTACTCTAAAGGTTCATTTTCTGCTTTAACTCCAGGTGTTACTTCAGGAGTTGCTGGTGGAACAAGAACAGTTGCTTGGCTTGCTGACCAATTAGTTGTTTCTGCATACGCATCTGACAACTACAGAAAAGTTTTAATAATTTTATCAGGATTTGCTTCTGCTGGTGCTGGTCAATTAATCGGTCCAAACGGTCAACCAATGGATACTGAAGAATTCTTAACAGACCTTCAAATTCGTGGTGTTGCTGGAAACACAACAACAGCTGCTAACGCAAATAACAATTACTTGTTTAGAGTTGTAACCCAAAGATACGGAAAGGGTATTGTACAATACGGAGAAAATCAAAATCTAGTTTTCCCAAATAGTGAAACCGGTGGCGGTGGTTATTATGATATTTGTGACCAAAATGGTTTCATTTATCTTGAAGTTGATTTACAGGTTCCTGTATGTATTTCTTGTGGAGATTCTTCACTTGATGGATACACTGGTTCAACATTCTCTTCTTCTACTGCAAGTAACAACGCATTCTTGGCAACTTACAGAATTTACAAGAACCTTGAATTTGAAGATAAAATTGGTGAAGTTTCTTTCGACCTGCAGTCTGTGACTGTTTCGGTTACTGAAAGAAAACTTAGAGCTCAATGGTCTCCAGAAATGGCACAAGACGTTGCAGCATTCCACAACATCGACGCTGAAGCTGAATTGACAGCTTTGTTGTCTGAGCAAGTGGCTGCTGAAATTGACCGCGAAATCTTGAGAGACTTGAGAAAAGCAGCATCTTGGAACCTTCGTTGGGACTACAACGGATGGAAGAGATTTAACGCTGGTACAACTCCTTACACTCAGAAGGACTGGAACCAAACTCTTATCACTGCAATCAACCAAATCTCAGCTCAAATCCACAAATCAACTTTGAGAGGTGGAGCAAACTGGATTGTAGTATCTTCTGAGGTATCTGCTATCTTCGACGACTTGGAGTACTTCCACGTGTCTAACGCAGCTCCTGAGCAAGACCAATACAACATGGGTATTGAGAGAGTTGGAACATTAGCTGGTAGATACCAGGTTTACCGTGACCCTTACTTCCCTGCAAACCAGGTGTTGTTAGGACACAAAGGTACTTCATTATTGGATACTGGATACATCTACGCTCCTTATGTACCTTTACAACTCACTCCAACAATGTACAACCCATTCAACTTTACACCTATCAAGGGTATCATGACCAGATACGCTAAGAAGGTTGTAAACAACCGTTTCTACGGTCGTATCACAGTTGATGGTGTTAGAACATTCGACTTGAGAGAATTGAGATAATATCTCGAATTTCAAAAAAGGAAAGGGGACTTCGGTCCCCTTTTTTATTTTTTATACCTTGGATTGCAATATTTGGAATTGTTTCCGTAATATAAACATCTTAAAATACTAACTTCAGTTCTAATATGTTCGTATTCGTCACCGTAATATGGCTTATGTCCTTTTCTCACAACTTCGGTCAGAAAATGTTCCCCCTGAACAATCCTTTTACTTATCTCATTCAGTGTCATTTTCCGAAATTGTTTCAGTATTTTTATTTTTCAATCTGAGAGATTTTGAAAGTATTTCACTTTCAGTTAAACTATAGATACCCGAATTAAACGCCTTTTCTAAAGCAATTTTAATAATATAATCTCCCTGTTCTTTTGTCAGAGTGTCAATTAAATTATCAAAATCTTCTGAATTTTGAATTTGAATTCTATCAAATAAAGGTAAAGAATTTAAGTCTTGCATAAAAATGTAAATATTTATTAAAATATAGGGTTATGGAAAAAAAAATCAACGAGAGCACCACATCATCAAGTGATGGTGTGTTTAAGGGTAAATTGAATATTACACCACGAGTTTGGAAGAATGAACAACTAATGCCTTATACGGAGAAAGTTTCGGGTTATATCAATAATGGAACCGCCTTTGATTCGTATGATGGTGAGATAAAGAAAACAAAACAACAAATTGCCAAAGATGAAAAAGAAACTAAATCAAATGTTAAGAAAGTTGAAAATATGAGGAAAAAAATTTTTAAAGAAGATATTTTAAAAGAGGATTTGGCAGTTTGGTTTGGTACCAAAAAAAAACCTAAGGGTAGTAAACAACCTTCTGGTCCATGGGTTAATATTTGTAGAAAAAAAGAAGGTGGTGGTCATCCTCCTTGTGGTCGACCTGAAGGTGAATCTAAAGGGTATCCTAAATGTAGGGCTGCTGGTGTTGCAGCAAAAATGAGTGACTCTCAAAAAAAATCTGCTTGTGCGCAAAAAAGAGCCGCCGAGAAAAAAGACCCGAAGGTTGGAAAGGGTAACAAACCAACTATGACTTCTTACAAACAAAAGAAAAAAAATGAAGGATTGAGGGACTTAATTCAAAAAATACTTAAGGAGTCTTTATTGAATCGATAATTTCGATTTCTGCCTTAACTATTCCTGAATCTGTGAAGGTTGATTTTAATAGTGAGTCATGAATAACTTTTGTTTTAGGAGTCACAACCTTTGTTTCAACTTTAGATAGTTTTACTTTAACTACAGATTTAGGTATTGATGTTTCCAACACAATAGGATTCATTACTATATCAGAATGTTCTATAGATGTTTTTTCTTTAGGTATAAGGTGTACAATATTTGAAAGATTATAAATCAATAATCCACCAAAAATTAATAGTGAAATTAAAACGAAGAGACCTGTATAGTATAGGGTGTGAAATGGATGTTTCATTTTTCAGCAATAATTTTTTGGAGTGAAGTTTTGATATTTTTCGTAATTTGTTTTTCGAAGTCTTCCCTTCGTTTTTCAACTTCGTTATCAAAAAGTTTGATTAGTTGATTCCATGACCTGTCATTCATATGTACATCATAAGCATATACATGATTGATAATTTTTACACGATGTGATTCTAAAATAATAAAAATTTGATTGTTTTCGCTTCTAATGTATCTCTTACCAGTAATCGGAGTTAATAACATTATTGAATCTGGTTCATAAATAAACTTTTTACAAACGGCAATACAGTCCCGTTCATAGATTGACCTTTCTTGTTCGGTGTTCAGATACCGAAATAACTTCAAAGCCAGTTTTTGAATAAAACGACGAAATGTGTGGTTGAGATTTTTCATTACCATTGTATTTGACAACAAAGGTAAACCAAAATTTTTAAATTAACAATAGGCTCCTGAACATCTTTTCTTACCGTCCAAACCTTTGATTTTACCTTTACAGACTTGTACAGCGTGACCATTACTGTAAGCACTAGGGTACACATCATATTTTGCTTTCGCAGAAGCAATACCCCTAGCACATAATTTTGTACCCGTTTTTTTCCTACCTTCCATAACAGCAATATCATCAATCATCATGTCTTCGTCATCTTCCCCGTGAATTTCATTCATCATAAAATCAAATACTTGGTCAAGATTTTCTTTAGCAACGGTGATATGGTCATCTGCCCAATCATGTCCATCCTCCAAAATGGAATGAATTTCGTCTGAGTCAAGTTCTAATAACCTCTCAGCCTGTCTTTTAAGCTGTTCTAAGTTACTAAAAAACATGTAACGATTATGTTCATGTTCCGCTTCTTTTAAAGCTCTTAGAACTAAGTTCTTAATGTCTGTTTCGGTTAGTCTGATAACTTTTCTCATTTCTTGTTAACAATTTGGAATTGAATTGTGTCTTTATAAATATCTTTTTCTCCACTAGTGTTCACTCGGATGTCAACAAAATATTCATTTGGTATCTTGTCTTTCATATCAAAGATAAAGTAATATTCGTTTGGTGTACGATTTACGGAAGTCCAGTTTTGTACCTGAACTTCAGTAGTTCCCTCTCTCACATAAACTCTATAGTAAATGTCAATGTTTTCCAACTGATGTTGGGAAGTCCATTGTTTCTTAGCAACAACTCCAATCTTTCTAATTTCGGTATTGAGTACTTTTTCATTTTGTAAAATACCGTAAAAACTAAATCCGTATTTACTTGGCTCTTGGGAGTTACTACCTATTTGAATTCCCGCACTATACGCTTGGAGAACAAATTGATTTGTTACATTAGGTAAGGATTGTCCGTTGATTGTAAGACCTGTCCATATATCATAAAACAAACATGGAACAGGTTGATTGGTAAAAATATTTGGAACGGTAACCTCATATACACCTTTTGTGACTTGACATGTTGTAAGTCCTGACCCCCCCGGTATGATGTCCCCATTTTGACCCTCTATGTTTACACCCGGTAGATTATCTAAATTGGCGAAATCACCATTTTGGTAAACATAAAGGTAGAGTTTGTTTGTTTGGTTTTTAAGGAACAGGTTTCTATCGTCTTTTATCAAGTCATCGTAATCTGTAAGAAGATATGGTTGATAGAATGTCTGTGTATATTTACCAAAAAATCCAACAGAGTATGATTCGGTTAGACCTGTGATGTTTTCGATATCGGGTTTATAGGCGATACCCCATCCTGTGACTCCTGTTATTGTCCCGTTTAAGATTCCGTTAATTTCATTGGTCATATCGAATTGGATATCTTCGTTACCCAATTCAAATCTTTGTTCATCTACGATTGTAATTGATGAGTAGTTAAGACCTGTAAGTCCTGTAAGGGAGTTTAAATTGTTGTAGATTCCTGGTTCAGACCAATTTGTTACGGTAGTTGTTTGGTACCAGTTTGATGGTCTTAGAGAAAAACTTTTATTGTTAAGTTGTTCCAATGATGATTGCATCCCTGCAAGACCATTTTGGGTGGTTCCAAAATCATTATAGTCGTATCCAACACCTTCATCCCATATTTGTGGAGAACCTGTCGCTCCTGAAAACTTTGGTATTCTAAAGAGTATCAAATCAAACGATGTGGCTCTTTTTCTCCCGTCACTCATGTTGGTGTTAAGGAGTTCATCGTCAAATGATGATGTGTTTGTCATCATAAGTGTGTGTGTCATCCCTGTGGTACAACCTGTGGAGATGACCTTGTCGGCAATCATTTCCTCTAAACCCACTAAGTCTAAATCAAATATAAAACGGGTGAATCCAAAATTGGGTACAACAAGGTCACTACTACCAAAATTGAGTTGTACCACGGGGTTTCTCGCGGTGTTGGTGTAGAGATTCGATAATAAAGTATTATTTCTGTTGAAATACGACCGATAAATTGACATTATACTTTTTCTTTATAAATATCAATTCAAACGAATATATTGATTCAATACTTTATTATATGCGTCATTGAGTTCTCTAATAAGGTTGTCAACAGTTGAACCGTCCTCGGTAATTGAAATTGGGGGTTCACCAGGAAATCCGTGGGTGTGTGAAACTAAGAACCTTACAATTACATTAAGTAGTTGAAGTAGTTCCTCACCCCTTA